TACTTTGGACAAAAGCATTAACCCGTTCTTCGGCGTCTCTCGAATAATCAGCGGGAGTCCTAATAGATCCGTTCTGACGCCAATACTTTCGAGGGATCTGAGTATCTACCGGTTTACCAATCATAGACGGGAGGAACACAGCCATATTTACGTTGTGTTGAGATGGATCATTTTGTAGATCACGTAACCGCCCAGCACCTAAATTATCAGCGGAGAAATATTTGCGGACATATTCCATCTGTTCAACCGGGGTCATGCGACTTAGTTCATCAGTTGTAGTTCCAAGGTTTGCAGCGGTTTGAGGCATAAACTGAATCAAGCCTGTAGCCCCGCTACCAGCCATATTCTTCACTGAGGGATCAAGACGGCTTTCAGCATACATGGTATTCGCAAGATACATCGGGTCTACACCAAGATCGTTACCCAACGATTCGATACTGGCGGCAAAGTCTTGATCAATGCCGTACCGATCCATGATATCTTGTGCTGTACTAACCATTACTTATCCCTCTCCGCAGAACTTTGAATTTCAGCCTTCATGCTCTTAAGCCGTCTTAGGATTGACGCAGCCCCTTGTGCTCGATAGATAACGTGCGTATCTACAGACTGCTCCATAATCTTATATTGTTCTGAGATCTTCTCGTCCAGATAGATACCGATAAGTTCAGCAAAGTCTGGGTTGCTTACCAGGGGCAGAACATCTCGTGCGACTTTAGGGTTCATTACTGACCACCAGCCTGTAGCAGAGCCATTAGTTCAGGCGGGATACCTTGACCACCGCCCTGTTGTGGCTGACCTTGTTGGGGCTGAGGACCACCACCGGTTGGGAAGCCCTGCTCACCAGGGACAGGGGCTTGACCAACACCGATATTACCCCCGCCTGTACCCATAGCGTCCTGGCCGACAGCCGCTTCTGGTTGGTCGGCTTGCATACGTTGCTGCATCTGCTTAAGTAGTTCAGCCTGACGGAAGGCTTCCTCTGGGCTGTTAGCAACCTTGTCAACGTCAAGGTCCATCGTAGCAGCAATCTCGCGCATGATGTAAGGGAACTTGGCAAACGGGGCCAGTACAGGATTACTAGCGATCTGTAGGAAGCTGATAAGACGCTGTGACCGTACCTCATTCTGCATGAATGATTCAGTACCACGAGCGCGAACCTCTAGGTCACCCTTGATCTCAGGATCGAAGTCGAACTGCATATTAAATGCAAACATTGCCTCTCCCAAAGGACGAAGCAGATAATCATCAAAGTTCTTAATAACGGTACGGATCGAACCGGATGCTGCACCCATAAGCATAGAGATACCAGCCGCTGTTCGACCTGTACCACTTACACCGGTCTGACCATATGAGAAAGATGGTAGGCCAGAAGATTCGTCAGCAAGTACACGAGCCTTATCAAAGAGCATCATGTTTTCGCTGGACACGTTAGGGAACTTAGTACCGAAGATAGCCTGACCCGGTGCGCCACCCTGACGACGGAATACCTTACCAGGATACACAGTTAGATCCTGGCCGGGTGTCAGGTTAGACTCATCCACCTCGATAAGCAGGTTACCGGATAGTACCGCGTTATCGACTGCCAGACGCATAAACCCGTTCATAAGGGTTTGAGTGTCGTCCATGTTCTCTGCTAGACCGACACCAAAGAATGAGTATGGATTAACTTCGTAAGGTGTGGCAAAGTATGGAATACGCTTAGGGGTGAACGGATTGATAACTAGGCGAAGTACCTCACCGTTACAGACCCAGCAATTGACCTGGACTTCGTCATCCTCTTTATATTCATCCGGTAGTTCCAGATTATTATCTTTAGCGATCTGGGCGTCTACAGTACCCCAGAACTCTAGAACTTCATACCGCTCAATGTCAGAACCAGCATAAGCAGACCCACCATCTGACCCTTGGCTATCGTCAATATCGTTTTCCCACCACTCACGAACGTAGTTAGGACCGTCCTTAATAGCCGCCTCAATAGCGGACTTACGGAAGTACGGACGGTTCTTTAGGTTACGTAGTTGAGATCTGGTTAGTCTATGGCGCTCGACCACATAGTCGCAGTCGTACATGCTGTACGCATCCGGGTCCGGGTAAAAATTCCAGATAGAGGTGTATTCAACTTGGGGGACAGTCTTGATAATAGGGTTGTACGTACCATCTTCATCCCAGTTAGGATATTCTTTATCAAAAGCAAACGGACCTTTCATAATACCGGTGCCAAAGGTGACACACTCGAAACAGCTAAACCGAAGATGTCTGGTGGCAGCGGATTCCTCTAGCTGATCCTTGATCTTTTTTTCCATCTTCTTAGCGGCTACGTCTGCCGGGTGGAATGTAATAGATGACGGGGTGACACCTGGGCCTTCCTTAAGACCTTTGATGTCCTTGAGGTCATCTCTTAAAGCCCCCAAGTTTTCTTTCAAATCAACCGAAGTAGCGCCCGGTTTTAGATCCTTGCCGTCACCTGGGAACCCATAACGATCTTCAAATTGCTGAACAACCTCCGCATCCTGATTCTCTTTAGGATCAAAGTGAGCAGTATCAGCAATTCCTTCAGGTAGCGTAGTACGGTCAATACCGATGGGGAATCTATTCTGGCTGAACAGTACGTCGATAAGCTGACCATACGCGGCAAGTACCTTGGTCTTGGTTACCTTGATAAAGACACGAGACTTCTCAGTTTCGGTAAACTGTACGTCAGGACCGTAGATACCTCTGTAGTTTCTGTAAGACTGTAGCCAACGAGACTCATCAAAGTAGCGAGCATCTTTAGCCCGTTCAAACCGATCCTCGACATAGCTGACCATATTGGTATATTGGCCGCGAGCTTCCTCGTCCCTGTCGTCATCGAGGACGTTAATCTTTTCATTGTCGTAGTCAGCCATATATACCTCTTTTAATAACCAAACCGGTTATCACTCGGTCGCCAAGTAGACTTAGGCGTATTCTCGAAAGCGGTCCGAATGTTTGTAGGTCTTGAAGAAACCATATACCTTAAGGCATCGTAAGCGTGATCTTCTGCCTTAGTGTCTACATCTTCGGGATTGTTCTTATCCAACGGTAGAGAACTTAACTGACGGATAAGGTTAGGACAGTTTTCAAAGATCCTTAGCCTTGGTTCCTCAGTATCCTCATCAACCATAAGCCGCTTATGAACTTCGATCTTCCCGCTGATACGGGAACCCGGTGAACGGTCTGACGGTCTAAACCTGCACCCTTCAGCATTCAGCATCTCAGCGATAGAAGGGCCTCGATCACCTCGTCTAGCCCAACAGCTACTATCTAGAACTGCATCGTAGATCTTGCCGTCACCCGACTCTACTTCACGAATCATGCGACCTAACTGGTCTGCGGTTACCTTGCTGACATATAACTCACGATAGATCCAGATATTATTATCGTAGTCTACCGCACCCCATAGAATAGCCGAAGGTGAAGAAAACCCAAAGTCTGCTGCACGAATCCTAGTCCAACCATTAGGTACTTCAAACGGTTCAACAACATGGGTGGATCTACTGAACTCTGAAAAGGCTCCGTCTTCTACTACATCCCAGTCACCATAGAGAAACTGCTTACGCTTGACTTCCGGTAGGGATGCCAGCATTGCGATATAGCTGGAATCTTGAGTGAGATACGGGTTATCCCAGACCGAAGCAGGGATAAACTTTCTGGTGATCTCGGTAGAAAGTGTTCTACCTTCTAATTCGTATTCGACCTTTTCCGAGAACCGGGTATTTGGTTTACACGGTTCGATAAACAATTCTTTAACCCAGCGGCTACCTCTGTTGCCCGGATTTCCTGTATTTCCAGATAGATAGACAACGCCTTTTTGTCGTAAGATAAAGTTTTCAGTATCTTGAACAGAGATACAATATACCTTACCTTTGTAGTCTACCTCTACGACATCGTTACGCTTGTTAGGGTTTCTATCTACCTTTGTGTGTCTCTTGTTGAATACAAAAGCGACAGTCCACGAATCACGCTGGTTTGGATCAGGGTAAACCCTCTTACGAGTATGTGTTCTAGCACCGATCTTAAAGGCAATTTCCTGTAGGTCGTCACGAAGTTGTTCGCTGGTGGTATAACACTCCACAGAATTTTCAGACTGCCAGTGACCATCACCAAGTGCGTATGCCTTAAAGGCTAATTCTAGTTGTTCCTTAGTAGCTGTCTTTAAGAACTCCCTAGGAAAATGCTTTTGATGCGCCTTGCCTAAAGGTAGGAGGTGTTCTCGTAGTGCAGTATCAGAGATTGTAAAATCCCCACAACTATAATAAACTTTTAATCCGCTGGACTCCATAACACGACGAACAAAGTCATGGTTCTGTTCTTTATTTTGTGTAATGATAACACGATTATGTGTAGTTGTGCAACCCTCAGCAATAAATAATCCTAGGAATTTACAATAGTCTTCTACAGAACCTTCCCAGAAATCTGGTTTAGTAAACCCTGGTGCATTGTAACCGTTACTAGCCCGAATAAGATTGATACTTTTTCCCTTGTACTCGTTCCATCTGGATATTTCAATTTTATCTTCTACGTTATGTTTTCTATACGTAATACGATGATCCTTAGTCATCGAAGCATAGAAACCCTTTTTGAAGATACGTACTAACGGTTCGTCAATATCATATACATAACTACCTGTAACAGGTTTGGTAATCAGTTCGCCTGTATCTAGATCCATACTATATACAGTTTCACCAAACCGTACATCCTTAATATCTTTCCAGCCGTCTACTGTAAGAACCTCTCCCTCATCTACACAAGCTCGCATATGTAACGGAATACTTGGATCAGCAGACCGGAGAGAGGATCTTAAGAAGTGCCAGACATCCGGCGAGTCATACTGAGGTAACTCGTCAACCCCGATCCATGAGTATGATTGACCCTGGTATCGTAGCACATCTTGTAGGTTTTCGCAATACCCAAATTCAATACGTGCGCCACCTGGGAAGTGCCAAGTATTTTCTTGAGTCTTGAACTTAGCACCGGGAACAGCTTTAGGGTATAACTGTTGAGTCTGGAAAATCACATCCCGTAGTTCAGGCATAGACCTACGAATCAGTAGAGCACGAGATGTTGACTTATCTACAAACCGTAAAGGAGCGATCAAAAGACTATATGTCTTACCGCCACCTCTAGCCCCACCGTAGAATACTTCACGCTCATTGGCAGCCAAGAAGTCAGTCTGTGGGCCGGGGTTAGGCCGGAATACTACATCTCTTTCCAAAGGTTGACCGGCGTCAGCAAAACTTTCCGGTTCTGATCCGGTCTGAATACCTGACCCAGCCCTTGCCCGTTCTAACCTACGCTTGGCCTGTTCAGCCTTGATACGGGTTTGCTTCTCTGTATTCTTTAGATCCTCGATCTTCCGCTGTTTAGGAGTTAGCTTCTTTCGACGATCTTTCCTACGCTCGGTTAGTTCTTCCTCGGTCCAAGCCAGTTTATGTAGACGAGTAGCAGATAGCTTACGTTTAGTCTTATCCTCTAACCATGCTGATACTGTACGTACAGATCTACCTGACCGGATATGTTCGATAGCCTCAGCAAAAAACTCCATAGTCTCTTTGTGAGGGACAAACCAAGCTTGGCCTTCCTCATCCCGATAACTATCAAAACCATAGGGGCGTTTCCCTATGGCTTTATATTTCTCAGTCTTCAGATGAGGTATCTTCGGATGAGCCATCAATATCCTCTAGCGGAGGCAGAAGAATAATCGAAGCACCGGTTGTCTTGTGTTCGATTTTCTCTGTCTTAACCAGACCGGCCCGGTCCAGGATCTCCTTAGCGGCGGCTAGACGATCCCGGTTACCGAGAGCACTAGGATCGTCTAGGATACCAGCCATAGACAGAACTGCCTTGGGGGCATTAGCAGCAAGCATATACTC